TGCCGAACTCGCCGTTGAATACGGCATCCTGCGCACCAGGGTTGGCGAGGAACTCGGCGGGCGTCATTTCTTTGCCGAGATAAGCCCTCGACCATTGGGGAATATTGGCCCCCATAACCTGATATTTGCCATAGGCGCGGTCCCCGCTCTTTGTGACGGGGCCGAGTGCGTCATACTTCCCGCCGCTTTCGATGGACGAAATGGCGCCGCCATAGCCCCCAGGACTCGGAGCGGGGCTCGCTGGTGCGGTTGCCCCGCCACCACCCGCCAGCGCCAACAACGCCTGATCGCCCCCTAGCTGGTCTGCCTTGTCCTTCTGGTCGGCCTGATACATCTGATAGCCGCCCAAGGCACCCTGCCCGAGCTTGGCGAGGCCCTGCGCCCAATGCTGGATAGGAGTTGCGTCAGAAGCTTCCTTCATCAGTTGGTAGGCAATCTTGCGGCGGTAGTCGTCAGGCGCGGCAGTCGTCGGAATCAGGTTCATTATTTAAACCCCTTCATACCCCAGCCGCCGAGGGCCGAGCCACCGAGGCTAAACAAGCCGCTCATCAACGCCTGATTTTGCGCGTTCTGCTGCTTCCAGGGAATCAGCGAATTGTCGTAACCCTGCTGGGTAATGCCAGCCACGTCCGTATTCGCGACCGAGGTCTGCGGGGTATTGCCGAACTGCGGTTGATTGACCTGCCCGCCGCTCATCAATGCCGTGATTTCGTTAATCGGCTGGTTGCGCTCTGCCATCAATTCCGTGTTGGCCTGCCCCCGGCCCGTCAACAGCAATTGATTATAAGCGTCGTTCTCGCCGTTCGTGACCGCCTCCATTGCGCGCGTATATGCTTCCGTTCCCGGCATAGCCCCCGCATTCTGAAGCCGCGTATCCTCTGCCGCCCTACGACGATCAAGCAACGGATCAAGCCTAGACCGGCCCAATTCCATCAGACGGCCTTCCGTGGCCGCGTTATCTAGCTTGAACGGGGTATCGAGGATGCCCGTCAGCTTCTTGGTCTGGTTAATGCCAAGCTGGTTGGTTAGGTTGTCAAACTGCCACTGCTGGTCCTGTTTGGCCTGCTCCTGCGGCGAAAATGTCGTATTCATCGAGAACTTTGGCGTGCCGTCTGCCCATGTGCCGTCATTGGCATAGGTCTGCGAGCCATACGGGTTCGTCTGGTTGACCATGTTCAACTGCTGTTGAGTGGTCGAGGTCTTGACGTTGGAGTCAGTCTGCGCCTGCGCGGTCTTAACCGGATCGGGCGCGGGGGGCGGGGCGGGTGCTTTCACAGGAACCTGCAATCTTCTCGGAGCATCCGAAACACTACCGCGTCGTCATCCGGGTAAAAGTGTTTGGCGATGCATTCATATTTAAAGCCGTAACGGGGCGCGAGTTGGAGAACGCGCTTGTTGCGCTTCTTCGTTCGCACCGTCAGGCGGCGGCATTTGCTGGTATTAAAGGCGTAGTTGGCAACGTACCGGATCACTTGACGGGTTATCCCGCCCGGTTCCGAAACGATTGTCATTTCCATATTGGAATGATTGAAGTCATTGAACACAAACGCGCACAGCGGACGCTTGTCATCAGTCAGAAAGCCAATCGCCTGAAACGGCGGGCTGATCGTTACCCCGAGCCGATTGCCGACATAGGCGCCGATCTCGTCGCCATCCACGACAATCACTAGAAGAAGCCCCCGCCCTCGTGAATGACATTAAAGCCGTTAAGGCGCATCACCACATCGCCCGAAATCGGCTCTGACCATTCACTCGTGCCCCATTGGGCCTGACCCCAAAGGTATAAGCCGGTAGCGTTTCCCGTTTGTGCCCGGAAGTGGATCGAAGCGCATTGCCCAACCCCCGAAACGGTCGTCCAGTCGGCAACCGTCCTCCCCTCAACCGCATACACGTCAGTATCGTAAACCGCAGTACCATACAGGGCGGCAAGGCTCACCGCCGCCGAGGGCGTTCCGAGCGATGCATTGTCCTTGAAATCCGTCGAGATGCCAACGGCTGGCCGCGAATTGGAATCCGTGGTTAGCAGCGGTTGCATCATCTTCCATTGCTTGAGCCGCCCGCGCATATCGTAATAGTTGTACGCGGCCTGCCCGGTGGCGTTAATCGGCTCGATTACATCCATGCCGGTCTGATCGGCTTCATAGACGAACCCATCGTTGCCGCCGCCGTATAAATCGTCACGGAACACCACCATAGTATTGAAGTTCATACCCTGGAACTTACACCATGCCCCCGTGATGGTGTTCATGACGTATTGTTCTTGGGTCTGCCCTTCCTGAAGGGGGACGTTGAGCAGCGCCATTGTGCCCTTTGCGTAGGGCACCAATTCCCAGCCGAAATTACTCCGGTAAGCCCGCGCCGCTTCATTCATGGCGCTGTTAATGTTCAGCGTGATGGTGACTTGGCTTTGCGCTGCCCGTTCCAGCACAAGCCCCTTGGAGAGCGGCAAAACACCGTCGATGTTCAACAGCATCAGTTCGGCGCCAACCTTGGTAAAGCAGCGGTAACCAATCGGCGGGCCAACGTCATAGACGCCGATTAATTCCCATGTGTTGGCGCTGGAAGGGTCGGTCCCGGCATATACCGCAAGCTGACCTCGCGAACTAACAAACACGGCTAAATCATCGGCGCCGGCCCCGCCGTCACGTGTCCATGTCGCCATAGCGACCAGATAGCCGCCTGATGTGAACAGTCCGCCGAGTTCAAAGGTTGTAGCCGCGCCCGCAATCGCGCCCGTCGTCAGGTAGGCCGCCTTCGTGCTGTCCTTCAGGACAAACCACAGCCGGTTCTTGTGACCATTGACGTTGATAATCTCGCTGGCCGTAATGCCGGTAATCGCGGGCTGTGCCCACACCGAGCCGTTGTAATGCCTCGGCGCGTCAATCCCGTTACAGGCCCAGAGAAACTTGCCGCCCGATGTGGTGAAATTGACCGACTGCCAGCGGTTGCTGCCAAGCCCGGTCTCAGTGGTGACAACACCAGCGCCACCCGCGCTGACATCGTAAATGCTGCCACTAGTAACCGCGAACATAGCGGACGCAACCGAAGTCACGCCATTATAGACCATCAGCGTATCGACCACCCCGCTACCAAGTGTGTGCGCATGGATCTGATGCCCGCGACGGACCCGAACGTCTGACGTGCTCGGAAACCAGTTAACTAGCGCAATGGCGCGGTCTTCGGGCATATCCCCAAGACCGGAGACGGCATCCCATCCGCCAATAGGCGCAGGCAGGCTCGTTCCCTTGCCGGTCTGGACCTTGCCGGGATTGGGACGGGCAGCTCTGCGAAGCATCAGGTAAAGACCAACGTTTCGGGCACTTGCGGGGGATTGGGCACGCGATCGCGTTCAATACATGCCGTGTCGATGATCGGGCGGGCGCCGTCCTTGAAGATGGCCTTTGCCACCGCAATTTCGTAATTGTTCATCGCCTCGGCATAATCGAGGCTCTTCGCGGACTTAAAGCGCCAGATGATGCCGAGCGTCATCAGTTCTTCGCTCAGTATCCCGGTGTCGCTATCCGATGCCCAGCTTGATTGACCGACCAGCGAGCCGGACTGGCACCAGTTTTTCGAGAGGTATTCATAGGCGACCGTTTCGGCAGCGGTTGGCGTGGGCGAAATGTAGAACAGATTGCCCCGGATGCGGAATGCTGGGTTAACCCTCGTTACAAGGCTGGCTTGCGTTTCCTGCCATTGTGCCGGGGAAAGGTCGCCATACATCCGCCGCCGTCGCGTCCGGTTGAACACGGTTTCCTTTATCAACTGATCGAAATCGGACGGCAGCGCATAGGATGCCATCCCGTTTACGGTTGGGAAGGTATATTCGGTCTGGAGCACCTGCCACGTATTGCGATCATACAGCGCCTTGCCCTCTTCCTGCGCCAAACTAAGCAACGTTCGCGCAAGCTCATCGCTTGACGTGACAACGCTGCTCGGGGGCGTCAGGCCGAGACGGCTTGCGGCGTTCTGTACTATCGCAAGGAGTGTCATTAAGCTGCAACCTTTTCACGGCCCATGTGGTCGTGCATCGCCATCATTGCGTTCGCGAACCAAACGACCATCATCTCTTCATCGACGGTTGAGTGTGGATTGGTCTCAATGAAGAACTTCGCCCACGCACGGGCGTCCGGGTTGGTATGGATCGCCATATCGTAGTCGGTCATTACGCCACCGCCTCTTCAGACTTCGGGGGACGGCCTCGGCGCTTAGGCTCTTCCATCTGGTTTGCCAGCATTTCCGCCATTTGATCGACGCGGGCCACGAGCGCCGCAATCTGCTCATCCTTGGCCTGCATCTCGCCGGCAAACTTGGCGGTATCTGCGCTTGCAAGGAACTTCTTCGCCGCCTCAATGATTGAGCGAAGATTGTGGATCTTGAATTGCTGGATGTGAATATCGGTCAGTTGCGCCACGTCCTCGACGCTGCGAACGCCATTCACGCGGAGAAACTCGGCCTGTGTGGGCGTTAAATGATTCCAGGCAGCCAGCGGCGTCCCAGTCTCGGGGAGCTCCTGATTGCCCTTCCAAGCCTCATAGCGGGGAC